CAAACATCTTCAGTTGCCTGTGAGTTTCTTCAGCTTGAGCACGAAGATTCTTCATCCACAGCAGAATGTCAAGTTGCCCCTTCCTAAAGTCTAGGGACGCTTCCTTGTTAACATTTATGATGGAGGAGACTGCTTCGATCATCTTGTCCACGTCCTCCATCAACTGCTGCCAGCCCTTACTTGCTGTCATGGAGAACCTTTCCTCGTAGTACGATTCAAGTTCTTTGTCCATTGCTTCTCCTATTTTGATGCTGCTTTGAGTACCTTCATCTCCCTTACCATCCCGGCGGGGATCTTCAGGCGGGCGTTGGAACTCTTCTCCTTGTCCACAGTGGAGGCGATATGTATCACCTTATCCGATTGGTGGATCAGAAATCCAACGGTTAGAACCAAGGGGGTGCCGTGGTCTGTTTCCTCCGGCCCTTCCCATCCGATACTGCTTTCTGCATCCTCCCATATCACCTCGACAAGAGGGAATGGGTAGTGTTTCTTACTTCCGGCCACCTCGCGCTCCTTTTGCTAGCGCGGCTCTGGTCTGCATGACCGCGATCCGCTCGTTGCTTACGCGATCCTTTGCTTTCTCTTCGATTGCTTTCTCTTGTACTGCCACTTTGGCTATGTTGACTAGCTTATCAAACTGACGATCACCTTCCTGATCGGGGCGGGCCTCAGCCATAGCGTTGACCATCTCGATCTGGGGTTTGTAGGTGGCTTCGTACTCGGCACGAGCGTAGTTGAGGCCAGCTTGCGACTCTGCAACGGCGATACGAGCTAACCGCTCCCGTACTTCAAGCTGCTGGATCTGCTGTTGCAGCGCTTGCTGCTGCGGATCCGGCTGGGCTGCCGCTTCCAAGGTAGCAATAATCTGTTCTCTGTTGTGCAGCGAGGTGTTCTGCACAATTCCGGCGATCAACTGCGGATATGCCGGGGTATCCGGCCCAACCGTCTGCAAAAGTTGCACTAGCTGCGCCGTTTCGTACTCACGCGCCGACACTGACATCATAGTAGTGGGCAGAAAGTCGAAATCCCCCGCAGGAAAACGTTGCGGATCGTACTCCATGTACATCCAAGCCGTCCGTTGGATGGCTGGGACGAAACATTCGTCGTAGAAGTTGAACAGAACACGCTTCGTGCGCTTAATCATGCCGCTAAGCGACATCGAAACGGCTCCAGTCTTCGCTCCATCGGGAACCCTGCCGCCAGATTCGTTCGTTCCGGTAGCTTCAAAGACCATTTGGCGCAGATTTTCGAAGTTCTGCCAGTGGTTAGGGTCTAGATTGCCGAATTTGAACTGCATCAGTGCCTCGGCAGGGTTTCCTTGGGTCAGGATGTGCCGCCCGGGGCGGATATCCATCTTGAATCCGCGCGGCATCTTGGTCGCATCGGCCGCCAACATCGGGAAAACCACGTATGCAAGCGAATCTAGGCGCGCACGAGTCTCTGCGTCGAGCGCTTTCTGCGCCTGAATACCTTTTTCGCAGACCCCGCGCCCCCAAAACCGGCCCGGTACGTGGTCCCAAGCAAAGGCAACCACCGGGCGATGCTTCATCATGAACGGGTTTTCTTCCTTCTTGAGGAGAATGTTATCGTTAGCAATGACAACAAGCGCCTCAACGTAGTCTGACTCGTTCTCTACGGCCTTCTCACCCTCCACGTCGTCGGGGAAAAGCTCGATTGCCTCGCCTTCGGCTAGCTCATTGAACAGCGAACGCGGGACTTTGCCGTAGTACCTCAGCAATTTGCAGCGATCCGTGGTGTACTGGGCCGGAGAAAGCGGGTCTACCTCGATAGTGTTGTCCGCCCTGTACTCACCTACATCGCCTTTCAGGTACGTGCCGTTTTCTTGGTACTGCTTGACCACATGGAGGCCAACGTACTCGATGATCCCCACACCGAGCGCAGCGTCCACTGACGCGGCCGTGGGGTCAATCACGAAGTTGCGCGGGTTGATGCTTTTCCAATGCACGCACGTACGTGTGCCCTTAACTACGCCGTTGTACTGCACGCCGTTAACTGGCTGCATAGCAGGGGCGGAGTACTCTTTGTCTTCAAGCACTAGCTCGATGATGCCAGTTCCAAACACTGCACCATTCAGCAATGCCTCGCTTACTGCTTTACGCGCCTTGGAGTAGTTTAGCTCCTTCTTGAGGTTAGCCTTCGTAAGCGCAACGTCATCTGGATTACTCTTCCCTTTATCGAAGGAGATATCGAATATCTCAGGAGAACCGAATACAGTCTCCTCCAGTTCAGAGCACGCCGCCTCTACAGCTTGCTGAAGCGCAGGGGTGACGATCTTGCTGCGCTCCGATTCCCTACTCTTGTCCTCCGGGTTCCAGACGGTACGCCACGCACGTTCGTATGCGTCCCACTTGGTAGCATAGTTCGACGTGCGGTTATCTTCCCACGATTTCGTCTTGGCATAAACCCACGACGCCAGTGTATTGACAGCAGTTTTCTTTTCGTCCATCAGTATCCAGCCTCAGCGTCTATGGGTTCCCATTGGGTTACGAACTTGTTAACATCATCCATGTCTAGGTAAACCGTCTTTGCCATCTGGTCTATGTACGAGAGAGCGTCCGCCAAGTCATCGTGTACATATCTGGACGGGAAGTGGATCAGTTGCTCCTCGATGTCTTTGTTCCAAGCCCCGGTATTGAAAGTGATCCTTCCGTGTTCGAAGCGCCCTTGAAGGGACCAAACGATACGGTCAGTCTTAGATTTTCCGCCGTGCGTCAGCGCAGTGACTTCTGGGTAGAAGCCTAATCTACGCCGCTGGTCATCCAAGTAGGGCAATACTGCATTCCGTAACGCGCCCTTTTCAATTCCGATTTGCCTCGCATCGACATCGCGAGCAGCTTTCAGTATTTCCACACTGGCTCGACGTACATCCCACCGGCCATGTCGGATGTCCTTAATCCACCATCCGTACGTCCCTACCTTTGCAATTATGATAGCCGTTTCGTCTAGTCGTGCGTCTTTGCGCATTGAAGCATTTTCGATTCCAGCAAAACCGGCAAGGTCAACTGCAACATACCACTCGCCATCTTCCGGTTCTTCGTCCGAGTATCTGAACCATTCTCGTTTGAAGACATCGCTTCCTCCTTGTTCGAAGGAGGCTTCGAACTCTTGGCGGAACGCAGCAGTAGACATGGTTCTTTTCGCGGCATCTACTTCTTCCGAATCTAGAAAGGGGTTATCCTTAGATACAAAGTGCCACGATTTCCACTCAGGGTCAGCTCCGTGCCCCAACTTGTACAGGGTATGGAAATGGTTGCGACCCTTCGGGGTACCGATAAACATGGCTTGCCCCTTGACATCCGCAAGGGCCGGTCTAAGAATCTCCTCCCATACGCTCGGCTTCATGTCGGCGTATTCGTCAATTACTACATAGTAAAGGCCAACACCCCGCATGGTGTCTGGCCGGTCACTTCCCTTCAGTACGATACTGCGGTCATTGATCAGCGTGATCGTGGAGGTAGTGACGTTAACTGACTTGATTACCTCGTGACCGAGTTCAAGCAGTACGCTCCACATGATATCCCTAGCCTGTTGGAACGTAGGAGCAACATACCACACATCCTTGGCCGTAGACTGGAGAGCCTTACTAAGCAGCGTTACGGCAGCTAGCCGCGACTTTCCCCATCTACGCCCTGCCGCGATTACCTTGAAACGGGCGCGGTTTGCAAAGACTTCGTTCTGACCGGGATGGAGTTCAACCTTTAGAGTCTTGCTCACATCGTCCTAGTTGTTCTCAGACTTATGATCGGACGGGCGTCCATGTTCGGATGTCCCCACGGACGCGGTGCCCGCTCTAAACCTTGCTCTAACCTCTTCTTGTTCTCGTTGGAACCGCTCAATATCGGCGTCAGTCGGTGGCCGGTGATCAAACGGAAAGGGCCAAGCCTTCGGGTCTTCTCCCATAAAACCGAACCATCCGGTTGACGTAGGTAGACTTCCTTGTTCTCCGTTCCCCATATATCTAGCTCCTCATATTTAATGGACGGGTCTTTAAGCCAATCTGGTTTCTGACTGTACGCATATCCGTATGCGCTATTCCTCCATCCTAGCCACACCACGTCGCCGACGTAGCGCCCGAACTTTTCGTACAGCCGCATCTGGGACTTCTCTGTACTGGCCCCCGGAGTTGTGCCGCTCCCGAATGGGGATACCGGATCATCTGGGGTAACCATCCACCACGGGTACTTCCCGCGTATGGCGTAGAACGGTACTAGGAATTTGGCGGCTAGCCCTACGAACTGATTAGCGAGCAGCAGCCAGATCCATCTAAACATTACTTAGTGATCTCCCTTATGTAGTCTTGGAGAGCATTCACCTGATGCGCTAGTCCGTCAGCCTCGTTGGCAATCCTAACAAGAAATTCTCGATCCTCATCAGAAAGTTGGGTTGGGCTGGCCTCATAAGTTCTGCACTCGGCAGGGGCGGCTTCGGCTGGCTTACTAACACCGGCACTGGCTTTGGCGTGGCGCAGCCGCTTAAGAGTAGCATCAAGGTTAGCATTAGCAACAGCAAGCCTGTCAGCATAGGCAGCTTCGATTTCGCTTTTGGCACGGACTTGCTCCTCAAGTTTCTCCTTCGCTTGGCGTTCAGCCTCAGCCATAAGCGCGGATTGTGCGCTGACGTATTCGGCATACTCTGCTCGTACATCATTAAGCTGATTGTTCTTGTAGACTACCACACCACCTAGAATCATGATCACCACGATCAGGACTCCAGAGATGTAGACCATCGGGTTAAGACTTATCAACGTTACCAATTCCCTGTGTAGTGATGATACGGAGGAAGCCATTTATGACCGTGACTCCCACCAACACTGTTGGGTAGAACACTGGGCCTAGCAATGGCTGGAGCACATGGAATACCGCCTCTAGGGAAAGTAATGCGCCCGCGAGAGCATTGAACCACAAGGTGCGGCTTTTGTACCACGGCTTCATTTACGCTTTTCTGGGTTTGTTGCTACATAGGCAGCATGAGCAGCCAACTCTTTCTCTAACGAACGCATACGGATTTCCAAGTCAGCCATCTTGGTATCCCGTACCGCAAAGGCTGTGGCAGCGTCGGAGCCCCGGAAGCGGTCCTCGCCTACCTTGTTGACCGTAACCTGAAGCTGAGCCATCTGGCCGTCAAGCGACGAAATCTTATCTGATACCGACTTCTGGAAGATGGCTACTTCGATGGCAGTCTTGGCTGACTGCTCTTTGATCTCCTGCATCGTAGTGCCGGTGTACAATACTACAGCCAGAACTAGAGCAGCAATGATGCTTTGGGCGTGCCTCTCAAAGGCACCCTTCTCACGGGGCGCTTGGGTTATTCTGCGGGTCATGGACGTAAGCCTCGTTTTAAGTCTGGTATAGATAGACCAAAAGTAGCTTGGATATGCGGAAACTCTCGAAACCGAGTCCATCGTCCTGCCCACTCGAAACCGTGCTCCTCGGCAAGTTCGCCTGCTAGCATCCATTGTTCAAGGTCCGGGCCGGTTGTCTTCCAAGTTGGTTTACCTTCGATTAGTGGAACGAAATCTAGCGCCAGTCCGTAGTTGTGGTAGCTGCTTCCCGGCCTCGCGTATGTTACGATACGTCCGGGTGCCGTACGTCCCTGAGCATACAGTACTGCTTGCTCGTCGTTAGTCCTCAGGGTACAGGTAACCAGCAGATCCATTCCCAAGTCCCGGCTCTCTCTGAGCCAGCCCTCGGCCATGACGGCAACCTTGGGGTGTAGGTCACTTATTTTCCGACTCGACATCAGTGACCTCAACTACAACTGTATCCTCTACGGGTTTCTCCGTAGGGCCAACCACGTTAATCTGGATGTTGACCTTGTTGCCTGAGCTAGCCCTATCGGCCAGCTTCTCGTAGAAGGCTTGAGGTGCCACCCGCTGCATGATGAGCTTGAGAGCATCCATCTGACGGGGGTGATCAGCATCCAGAGCAATCCTTAGGGTTTCCTCAACTATGTCCTTCGACTTCTTCTGGATGGAGCGTCGCCCGACTTCCAGCATCTCGTGCCGGGAATCAGGTCTGGTCAGGGCTTTCCCTTTGACCATCTCCTTCAGGTGGACTTTAGCTGGGATGCTCACGGTTGCTTTAGACAAGGCACCTGACA